ACGACAACATCAAAACCTTGCGACATTAGATACTCACTTTCACAAGTTTAAGATGGTCGCGACCGACAAGCATCGCTTTTTGCACAAAGCCGGACGGTTGACGACTTATGGTTCCATCGTTCAACCCCTTAATGTATGAAAGATTATTTGTTATGTGAATTGGTGTTCCGATAACAAAACCTTGAACGTTACCGGCACCTTCAGCTTTTGTGGCGGCCGCGCTAACACTTTGTGTAGAACCAAATTTACCGGCAACAATAGCTTGTCGAGTACTTTTAATCGAACTACCGATAGATACTTGCCAATTTGATAACGCCTTACTTGTATCAACCGGTGTATTATCCACAAGTGTATTGACGATTTCAATGGCAACTTCTTTAACAACGCGAATAGTTTCAAGCCTAACATTTTGCCGGGCTAATCTTATTCTTGCTGCTAAATCTGCAATGGTTGCCATTAGTCTTTTTTCTGTTTGGCTTGCTGTTGCTTAATGTATTCTATATCGATCGCTCGAACGAAGAAAACCAAATCTTCTATTTCGTCATTATCCAAGCCGTAATGTTTACCATAAGCAAACATCGAAGTTATTGGTATGTATCCCTCACCGAATCCGATCGATCGATCAAAATGCAAATCGTCGAAAGCATCTAAGTAAAACTTTAATCCAAAATACAATTCCGGTTTATTTAAAAAACGGTCGGGTAATGGTTCACCGGACCGTTCGCATTCTTGCCTAATCCGATCTTCAACACCGGGTTTTATCTTTTGTCGATAATCGAAATAGGCAATTAGTTTTTTACGGCTTCTGAATCGATCGCATCTTGGTCTTGGAAGTTTTCTATTTTGCTCGCTTCGTTTGTTAGCAATTCAAACAAGTCGGGCAAATCAGTCAAAAGGAATTTGGCGTTCTCAACGTTGAATTCCATCATCCTAGGACGAATAACACCGTCTGTACGATATTCAGTAACGTTTCGCCAACCAAGCAAAATTGAATCAACAAAAACATTTCTTGCAATTTCAATGTCTTCATCTGTTGTAATAGGCGATTGATTTTTGCGAATAGTTGTATTTCGCTTTGACTTTGCCGCTTTCGCAACTTTCGCCATGAAATCTTTATTTCGCTGATTCATTCGAGCTAGCAACATTTCGCAAATGCTACCATCTTCGTTGACTGCTACAGGTATCCAACTACCTTTTTCTTCCTTTTCCTTACTTGTTCCGAACGCTTTTTTCAATGACATTTTAAACTCACTGGGTTAAACTGGGTACTAACAAAAACTAATCTTCGATTTCCGGTAAATCGGGTAATTCCATTTTTCCTCGTAAATTATGTTCGCAATCGCCACAAAAATCAATTACACCATCAACAATAAAGTAATGACAAATAGTTTTTTCTGGTCGATTGCCAATGACTGGAAAGAAATGTCTAACTGACGGCGATAACGTTGGTTTTTCAATTGAACCGTTCCAATTCCAACGTTGAGTTGGAACACTATGATTATTCTTGCAACCTGGGCAATAATAAATTAAATGTGTATCGCCGTTGCTGTCAACTAAAGTTTTCGATTTAGCCATTATTCAAATTTAATATTACTGGGTAGCCATCGCAATGTTTGGCAAGTACGAGAAGAACGTCAATCCGAGCGTGTAGTTGTTAACGTTTTCACACGCCAGATTGTCAAGTGGCAGCATAATCGGTTCATCTTTTTGAACCTTGACACGACCGCCGCCTAATGTTAGTAATGGAATATCGAAAACAAAACCGGCGTTGTATTGAGCGCCAATCATATTGAATCCGCATTCGGCATTTGCCTTGACCGCTGCTACAGCCGCAACGGTTGCGAAGTATGCTTCAACAGAACCCATAACTTCGAAGTTGCCAACCGAAATGTTGAACGAACCAAGCACGCCAACAGCTTTATTAGGCTTCGCGTTATTCTTGATCGTCAACGAACCTTCGGTAACGTAAGCGAACAACGATACTGGTGTTTGAACCGTTGAACTTGTCAAGAATAATCGCAGTTGATAAATGTCGCTGGATGTATTGTACGCTTCCTCTACCAACAAAGTCTTCCGCGTACCGGCTTTAACACCGGTCGTACCGTTGCGAAGTTCATTTGTCATTGCAATAAAATCCAAATCACACATGATTTTATCGGCGGCTTTGAAGTCCATTTTGAATTCGTTGGCAATCGCACCAACTAAATATTCGCTTTGAACACCGACGGTATCTTTGCCTAGCGTTCTTTCGAGTTGATACGAACGTCGCTTGATTAATTCCGTAGTGGCTTCGTTCTTTAAGAACTTGCCGAACCAAACTTGAATTGTTTTTGGACTTACACCGGCTTCTGTCACCGGTGTAAATGTTGCTTCGCGAAGTGTGATTGACGTTGTTGAAACAGCTTCAACGCGAGCGTATCCCGGTGCGTTATTAGCAAACTTTGAATTTGCCGAATCGCCACCAATGAAAATCCATTCGCCGATTTTCATATCCAACGCTGTGGGCAACGTTCCTGTTTTCTTGTTCAGCGTTAAAACGCCGGTTCCGCTGTTGTAAGCGATTTGCCCTTCACCATCGGCGAATTGATATCCAACAATTTCAAGATTCGCACCGGAAGCGGGGAACGCTTCAGTGACAAGAGTTTTGTTAACAGTCAAAACATCGGTTGCAATAGCTGTAATTACAGCATTGTTGAAGTTGTTTGCGGCGTTTATCATTCCGCTTGACTTTAGTATCATGCCCACAGAGTATTTCAACCCCTTGCCCGCCGCGACCGTGATAACGTTGGTTGTAGCGGTGTACCCGGTAACGGCGACTGTATTTACAACTGAATCGCTGATCGGTGCCGAGCTAGCACGCTCGCGAGCATCTGCAAACATGAAGCCTTGCATTAAGCGTTGAAGGCTATTTTGTGTTAGATCGGTATTGAATCCGCCGCTTGCATCCAAATTGACAACAATGCCTTTTTTATTTTGGCGAGATTGTGTGATTGGTTGACGTGCAATTGTCTTGATATCGCCGCCGAAGTCTTTGTAATCGTTTGGTTCAAGTGGCCACCAAATACCGCCGTCTTGCGTTCCGGCTGGTGAACCGCTCGCATCGGGCAGAATCTTTAAGCAAGTCGCTAGTTCTTCGGCATAACTCAAACCTACAACGTTTGAGTCAATTTTGTTTTCATCGCACATAATAGGTCCCTACTTAACAACGGTATCGTATTCGTATTCCGTATTAACGTTAGTACGGAAAAAACAATCTTCTGGGTCCAACTCAATCGTAACGGTATTTCGAAACCAAACACCATCAACGTTTTCTTGAATAAATGCGTGTTCTGTAATAAAAGCTAGTTTTTTACAAACTTCGTTTTCGTAAGATGATTTTGCAAAAAATAATTGAACAATTATTATGCCTTGGGTACGGTGCCGAGTACCAACGGCAAGCACCCGGCCACCGGCCATTGAAGCTTGTCTATTTATCACATTTTGCATTGTGAATCTAGCCCAATGCCGATCATTATCAATTTTTTGCGGTTTTAGTGTTTCCTGCCAACGAATTTCAGGCATATACAATTGCCCAAGTCCGCTAGTTGCTCGTTTACGAATAACCAAGGGATCAATACCGTAATTTGGTAATCCGTTAGTAATACCGTTAACCCATTTCTCTATAAACAGAGACTTGACTGCATTTTCGGCTTGTAGCGAATTCAACACTATGAATCAAATTCCATATCATAGAGCAAAACTTTATCCACCGGCTGAATGACGTCAACTGTCACCAAAACTCTTTCGCGACCGTTAAATACAACAATATCTTTTAAGGTCGGCGTAAAATTGTAAGCGTACATCAATCCATTTATTCTACCGTCTTGCACTTCACTAAATTGCATGAACTGCAAGTTTTTAGCTCTTACCAAATTCGGCGAATAAAATACCATTTTTACTGGGTATTCTGTTGTTACGCCCATTGTTGTAATAAACGGTTTGTCAGGATCAGCAACTATGTCATTACCAATTGATTTCCAAACGACGTTTGGTTTTTCAACAAAGTCATCAATCAATTCGCGAACGACTTGCAAAAACTCAATGTCTAAAGCGAAATCACCGGTAGGCAATGTTACTTGCCCGCTTGATCCACCGCCGAATAAATTACCAAACAAACCCATGTTATGGTCGCGTTATTGTTATTTCGTAAGATTCATCTGTATCAGAATAAATTAACGGTTCATCGACTTTCGGAATCTTGTTAATTTCCGTATTATCTACAGTCACAAACGAAGCCGGAATTCCAATTATTTGAATGCCGGAAGTTGATGATTCAGGAAAAATATCTAAATTGTGCCCGTTGCTTTCCTGTTGTGATAAATCAAAGTAGTAGAATCCATCTTCGGCTTCAGTTGGATTTGTATCAATCAGTGCAATTCGACCGCCGTAATCAATTGAAATTTTTGCAGTAATATTCGCAGCATCGCCGGGAAACGGCGTATTGGTTGCGCGATTAAACGCAAATACTCTCCATTTTTGACCGGCAACATTTCGCAGCATTATGCAGCGCTCCAAGAACCAGCCGGATCAAAAACCAAGGTAACATTTTGACCGTTAGTAGTGAAAACTGCATCAAGACAAATTACAGGTACGCAGTTAGCATCGCCTGTACCTGGGTCTTGATAAATAATCAAATCGGTAGTTGTGTTATTCGTCGCGCCACCGGCAGATGTAAATACAATATCTGCCCAATCCGCATTAACTGCATCACCGCTATTGTCCACAGTTTGAACAACAGAAGTGAGAGTAACTCTTGCGTAATTGGTAAAGTTCGCTTCTACATTCACAGCCGCAAGTAAAGCGGCTATAGTTGTTAGATCGCGATTATTTGCGTCGGTATCCGCCGTCTTTAGCATGAGCGCTTTAAGCGTTAAACCTGAACGAATCATTTGAGCAATGCGACCTTTACCAATGTTAAAAACGTAGTTGGCCATATTTTAACTCGCCATCAAAAGGTAGTAGTAATTTGTTGGTTTAATGTCAAACAGTGTTACTGATCTAGCAACTTCCGTTTCGGTAATACGACCAAGTTGAATCGCCTGAGACAGTGTTACTGATCTAGCA